TCGTGGCAGACCTGGCTGAATCCGTCATCCTGACGAAGAACCCCCGGGTGGACCGCTACGCCAGCCGCGAGGCGATGATGGGACAGATCACGAGCGCGAACCTGAACGAACCTTTCCGCGAGTGGGTGACGGAGAAATTCAGCGACGTCATCAAGGGCAAGCAGGTGCGCGACTACAACGAAAGCACGGGCATCCATCGGAACCTGCCCTACGATCTCGACAACATCGTGCGGATTATGAAGCGCGGTCTGCGCGACGGCGAAGGCTTCAACTACGGCGTGCCGTCGATCCGGTCGAACGTGGCCGTGGAGTTCAAGACCGTCACGGCGATGAAGAAAGCCGGCGAGCAGATCATTTCCACGGAGCAGATGGAGGGGCTGAAGGAAGAGACGAACGAAGAGTTCCTGAAACTGGCCGACGACCTGAGGCCGTTCTACCGCTTCGAGGGAAACCGCTTCGGCTACCTGGACGAAGTGAGCACGGCCTTCAAGGAACTCGCCACGATGGGCCGTCACAAGTGGGAAGAGAACTTCAAGGACGTGCCCGCCCCGCTGATGAAGCAGGTGACGGACTTCCTGAACAAGCTTCGCACGATGCCCACGGAATACTTCGAGGCGAAGATTCAGCGCGGCGTGAAGATGGAAGAGATGGCCGGCGCGATCATCCCCGACACGACCCCCGACGACGTGCGGGCGATCTTGCAGAAGGCAAAGCTTCGCCTGATCGAATACAAGGACGGCGACGACAAGGGCCGGATGGACGCCCTGTCGCAGTTCAACGACATGACTTTCGCCCTGACGGGCATCCCGCAGAACGCACAGCAGGCGCTGCAAGGGCAGGCGGCACGCATCCAAGCCAAGCGCCTCGCCGCGACCGGCCAGCTGATCCGGGCCATCCAGTCCGGGCAGTCCATCCCGCAGCGCGTGGGGGCCGTCCGGCGCACGCAGCAGGCCAGCATCCTCGCCCGGGTGGCCGTGCCCCTGACGACCCGCCTGGGGGCCATCGCGCCATCCCTGAAGGCCAAGATGCGGCAGTTCGAGTTCGGCCTTGGGCAGACCCTGCTGCGCGACATGGAGGCCGTGACCCCCTTCCTGCGGGCCATGGAGGGCATGAAGGACAGCGACGCCATGGTGCTAGACCTTGCCCTGAAGAACGGCGACACGCAGACCCGGGACGGGCTGCTGAACGCCTACGGGATGCAGGGTGCCTTCGCCCAGGTGCAGGCGCTGCTGGCTGCCACCCGGCAGCGGGCCATTGACGTCGGGTATGACGTCGGCGAGATCGCAGACTACTTTCCCCGGCACGTCTTGGACGTGGACGGGCTGATGACCCACTACTACGGCCAGCCGCAGGCCGGGGCCATCGAACAGGCGTTGACGGAGGCCGGCACGAAGGCGCTGGCGCAGGGCCGCGTCCTGACCTTGGAAGAGCGGATCGACGTCGTGAACAGCGCGCTGCGTGGCTACGGCCCGAAGGACGGCAAGCCGTCGAACGTGAAGGCGCGCAAAACTGACGTGGTGGACATGAACGCGAACGTCTTCTACGCGGACAGCGCGCACGCCCTGATGTCCTACGTGGAGTCGATGAATCAGGCCGTGGAGAAGCGCCGGTTCTTCGGCAAGTCCGGGCAGACCGTGGCCCCTGCCGGCCCGGGGCTGACGTCGCGCCTCAACCTGGAAGCCAGCATCGGCGGGTATGTCGAATCCCTGATCGCCAGCGGCGAGATCACCCGGGCGCAACAGCGCGAAGTGTCCGACATGCTCGAGGCCCGGTTTTCCACGCAGGCCAGCAGCGAGTTCATCAAGACCTTCAAGACGCTCGGCTACATCACGACGATGGGCAAGGTCACGAGCGCCATCACGCAGATTCAGGATCTCGCCTTCAGCCTCTACGAGAACGGCGTGTTCGACACGATGGTGGCGGCAGCCCGCGCCGGCGTGAAGAAGTCGAAGATCTCGAAGAAGGATCTCGGGCTGGAAGCCATGGCCGAAGAGTTCAAGGACACGGGCAAGCTGGCGAAGCTGCTTCAGTTGACCTTCAAGCTGACCGGCCTGACCTACGTGGACGGCATCGGCAAGGAAGCCATCACGAACGCGAAGTTCGCCACCATGTCCCGCGAGGCGCGCCGGGGTAAACTGTCGCAGCGCACGCAGGACATCATCACCCGGACCTTCCCGCCTGCCGACCGCGCCCGCGTGGTCACGGAACTCGCCCTTGGGCAGAAGACTGAAGACACGCTGTTCGCCGTGTGGAACGTCCTGGCCGACTATCAGCCGATCACGGCGAGCGAATACCCCGAAGCCTACCTGCGGCACCCGAACGGGCGCGTGTTCTACATGCTGAAGAGCTACACGCTGAAGCAGATCGACAGCTTCCGGCGCGAGGGGATCACGCTGATCGTAAACGGCAACGCGAAGCAGAAGGTGCAGGGATTCCGCAACCTGACGCATCTGGCGGCGCTGCTGTTCCTCGTCGGCGTCCCGGTGGACTGGATCAAAGACGCCATCATGGGCCGCGACCCGCAGCTGCCCGACATCGCCGTGGACAACGTGTTCAAGCTGATCGGCGTCAGCCGGTGGAATCTCTGGCGCTTCCGCGACCACAAAGACCCGGTGAAGGCGGCGATGGAACTCGTCACCCCGCCCGCGCCGTTCCTGACCTATCCCATCGCCGACGTGTTCGACGCTGCCGGTCAGGTGGCGAAGGGCGAAGAGATCAAGCCCGGCGAATTCGAGTCGTGGAAGATGCTGCCGTGGTTCGGTGATCCGATCTACTGGCTGCTCGGCGGTGGCCGCACGAAGGTCGAAAAACGTCGCCTCGAGCGCGAGAAGCAAGCCCCCGGAAACCGGGTCCGCAATCGGTAGTGCATTTCCCCGATAACCCGCCTAGTAAATCCCACTATGAGCATCGCCACATCCACCGCTAAAATCCAATACACGCTCGCCTCGGCGGCGCAGGCGTTGCCCGTCCCGTTCTATTTCCTCGAGGACGCCCACGTGAAAGTCATCAAGGCCGCATCGCCTGCGGACATCGTGCTCGTCAAGGGCACGGACTACACCATTTCCGGCGCGGCGGACGAGGACGGTGGCACGGTCACGACCATCGCCGGCACGGCGGCGGACTTGGACGCCGGCGACATCATCACGATCAAGCGGGACATCGCGATCACGCAGTCCGTGAACTACGTTTACAACGACCGCTTCCCCGCCGAGACGCACGAACGCGCCCTGGACAAGCTGACGATGGTGGCGCAGCAGCTGAAGGAAGCGACCGATCGGTGCGTGCAGTTCCCCGAATCCGAGGTCGCCGGCACGGGCAACATCATGCCGGCAGCTGCCGGTCGTGCCGCAAAGATCCTCGGCTTCGACGCCACGGGCAACGCGGTGCAACTTTACGACCCGGTGTCGGCGGTGTTTGCCGAGGGTGACGCCATTTACGCGAACAGCGTGGCCGCGCTGAAGGCCGTCAGCGTCACGGACCTGTTGAACGGTCAGCAGTGTCACGTCGGCGGGTATGCCACCCCGGGCGACAAGGGCGGCGGGACGTTCGTTTACGTGTCCGCCAGCGCCGCGACGGAAGACGTGGGCACGGTGGTCGCGCCGAACGTGGGGACGGGCCGGTGGCTCCGCATCTACTCCGGGCCGATCAACGTGCGGTGGTTCGGCGCGAAGGGCGACAACGCCACGGACGACACGGCTTCGATTCAGGCAGCCATCGACACGGCGGGCACGGGCGACGCGATGACCACCCTGCGCGGCAAGGCGGTGTTCATCCCCGAGGGCGTCTATCTGTTCAGCGTGCTCACGCTGAAGCGCGGCGTGGAGGTGCATGGCGAGACTTCCGACCTGACGATCCTGCGGAAGACTTCGACCACTTCGCTCGGGCTGTCCTTCGACTCCACCGGCCTGACGCCGGGCAGCGTGCAGGACCGCATCACGATCAAAAACCTTTCGATCTGGCAGGTGGGCACGGCGAGCGCCGGCGCGGCCATCTCCATCCGGGGCGTCACGTCAGACGCGCAGGCGGTCATCGAGAACGTCCTGATTCAAAACTGCTATGTGGGCGTCGCCACCTACAAGACGATCCACTCGTATTTGAAGAATGTCCTGGTCTATTACCCGCTCGCCGAGGGGTTCAAGTTCACCGGGTCCGCCTACATTATGACGTGCACGGACTGCGCGTCCTTCAACGGGGCGAGCCACGGCTTCAGCATGGATCAGGGCAACTATTCCCTGTTCGACGGGTGCGCGGGCGACCACAACGCCGGCGCTGCGTTCTACCTGTCCAACTGCCTTGCCTGCGTCGTCGCGAACTGCGGCAACGAGCAAAACGTCTATGGCGTGTCGATGCTGTCCTGCAACGGCTGCGCGGTGGATCACCTGTGGACGACCATCGGCGCGACCACGATCAACGCCGTGAAGTTGGACGCGACGAGCAACACGATCCTGAATCAAATCGGGTCCGCCACCGTGCTCGCCACGGCGGCGACTTACATGGTGGCATCGGTGAACTCGGGCCAATACAACCGACTGACCACGGGCTACGTCGCGACGGCATGGCCCACGGGCATTTCGACCGGCAACTTCATCCAACGGGCTACGGACACGGAATACCGCAGCCTGCTTGACCACGTTATTCAGGCGTCTGTGACGGTTCATTCGCTGATCCTCTCCGGGGCGACATTTCCCTGCATCAATGGCGGCGCGTCGCTCGCGAATCAGAAGCGGATCATGGCGCTGTATCAGGTGGGAAATACCTTCAGCGGCATCGGCATGGACGCCACGAGCATCGGCGTGCGTGTCGCCGGCGATCCTTCGAGCGGCGTCGCGGCGGACATCGGCTATTACAGCACGGACGGGAATTACACCTGGACGAGCTTGGCAAAGATTCTGACGTCCGGGCGGTTCATTCTTTCCGTGTCCGTGACCCCGGCCAGCGCCGCCGCTGCGGGTGTCGCCGGGACAATCGCGTGGGACGCGAACTACCTCTACGTCTGCACCGCAACGGACACTTGGAAGCGCGTGGCAATCGCGACGTGGTAACGATCTTCCCCATGAAACAAAACCTGAAAGACGCCTTCACGAAGTGGCCGCATTGCGTCGCCACTTACTTCGCCATCGCCCTCTTCATCGCCATCGTCGTCTTCTGCCGATGAAACGGGTCGGCTTCATCCTCTTGTTCGTGCTCGCGATGCCCGGCTGCGCCCTGCTGCCGGAAATGCGTATCTTCCAAAAGAAGGTTCCCGCCGACATGAGTGTGAAGCCCCCGGCGCAGGTGGAAGGGGAGAAGGCAGGCGCGGCCTTCATCCGGGCCGTCAGCACCCCGCCAGTGGCCGATCCGGCGAAGGCGGTGGCTGCCATCTACCCGGTCGCCACGGCCCTGTCTGCCAGCCTTGGCGAGCCGGTGAAGCCCGTGACCGCTGCCGATCAGGAAGCCATCATCACGAGCTTGCGGCAGGGTTTGGCTGCCAAGGACGCGCAGCTGGACAAGTGGCGGCAGTTCGGGCGGAAGTATGCCGGGGCCGAACTCGAGGGCACGGGCATCGACGTCGCCGGGCCGACCGGGCTGCTGATCCTGGCCGCAATCGTGGCCGCGTGCATCTTCGTGCCCGGCTTCGGCTATCTCGCCATCCGGGTCGTGCCCCTGTTGTGGCGCGCCTTGCGGCAGACGGCGGTAGGCATCGAATCTTTCGCAAAGGAGAACGTCGAAGCGGGGGCCACGCTGAAGGCTGACTTCCTTGCGAGAAAAATGGACAACGCGCCTAAAAAGCTCGTTCGAAACCTCAAAACCCGGATCGCACCCGGAGAACTCGAAACCGCCCCCGCAACATGATCCCCGAAAAGCTTGTCACCTTCAGCATGGCCGCAATCGAACAGACCAAAGGCTTTGCCCGCATCGTAGAGTCCGTTCCTACGCCAGCCGCGCACGCGGTAGGCGTGGCGTCCGGCGCGACCGGAATCGCCCTGTGGGCGGACATGGCGCGTCATCTGACGGTCTTCGCCGGCCTGCTCGTGGCCCTGCTGGCTATCGCTGGCGGCTCGTTCTATGCCGGGTATTGGGCGCTGAAGATGGTGCAGGAATGGCGCAAGGTGCGCGCCCCGCTGCCGGTCAAGAACGACGAGACGGCGGGCGACTGACCTGGACGATGGCGACCTTGCTGCACTTCAGGCAGCGCGCCTTAGCCCGTCCGTCGTCGTAGTTCTCGAGGCGGTGCCAGTGATGGTTACAACCGCCATGCCACTTCCGGGGCGGGCCGGCGCGGCGAGGGAAGGCCAGCCGCCAGAACAGGAACGTCCAGACCGCCGCCATGATGGCGCTAAACAGGAAGATCAGCTTGTGATGCAGGCTCACGCTTTCGAAAGGTAGAGTTGCAGCAGCAGGAAGGCGTCGCAGGCGTTGTCATCGGCGAACCGCTCGGCAGGCCAGCGCGCCAGGGCTGCGGCGCGCATTGCCACCTTGTTCGCGTTGCCCTTGCCCGTGGCCCACTTCTTCAGGTCGGACGGGCTGATCTCGTGCAGGGGCACGTCGTAGTAGGCCGTCGTTGACAGCAGGATGCCGCGCAGGCCGACGCAGATGGATTGAGCGGCGAGGCTTTTGAAGTAGCCGGCGCGTTCGACCACGATCAGGGCGGGCTTGTCCTCGGCGATGCGTTCGCGCAGCCATCGCTGAAATTGCAGGTAGCGCGTGCCGGGGTGGGAAGCCGGGGATGCGGCGGCGAACTTCTTGACTCCGTGGGTGACGACGCCGTTCGCGGACAGGGCGAAGCCGGTGGCGGTGGACAAGTCGAGGGCGAGGATCTTAGTCATGGGGGATAAACTGACGGCCTGTGCAGTTGGTCGGGGCGGTGGGGTAGATGCGTTCAATCCAGCCGGTGCGCCGGCGTCTGCCGTCGGGCCCGGTGCGCGTGCCGTCCACGAAGGCGGTGATCGGCTTGCTGGCGGCGATGTTGATGCCCGCCCCGCCGTTAAACTTCGCGAGCGGCGACGTGCAGCGCAGGCCGCTGCGGTGTTTGCACAGCAGGCAGATGTCCATGACGCCAGGGAAGGGCGTGTTCTGCCCCATGCCGGCGTAGAGGCGGGGGTGCGGTTCGATGATCTTGTCCGCGCACGCGATGCAGAGGGACACGAACTTCAGTTCGGGCTGATCCTTCTCGTCGTGTTCGATCCAGATCGTGACCTTCTCGCCCGTCCCGCAGTTGCCGCAAAAGCGCGGGTCGTTCAGGTGGGGGAGCGTTTCAGAGAGGCGGGGCCAGTTCTTCATAGGATGGTCTTCAGCAGGCGGTCAACGAAGCCGGGCAGCGCCTTCGTCGGGTTGTCCGTGAACTCGCCGGCATCGCGACCCGTGGAGTCGTGCAGCGCGGGCCAATGCCACTTTTTCCCGGCGACGGTGATGGTCGCAAGGATTTGGGTCACGCCGCCGAGATCGGGGCGGTGGTTCAGGGTGATCTCGATCTTCGTCAGGTCTTTCATGTGGTGCGGAGTTTGCGCTTCAGCTTCTTGCCGACGAGGACAGCGACCCACGTGCGGCGCTGATCGTCAAGGAAGCCGGTGGGTTGATCGCTGCGCTCGAGGGGCGTCATACCGTCCTCGGCGTCCTTCGCGACCGGGAGGCGGAAGAACGGGCGGCGCTTGTGCAGGGCGTGGGTGTAGTTGCTGTTACTCATGGCAGGCGTTGCAGGTGTTCTTCGTAGGCTTCGCGGCGGTAATACCAGCGCGAGGCGGTGGGCTCCATCGACGTGTCGCAAGCTACGTGGACGTTGCCCACCTGCCCGACCTTGCAACCCATCAGGCCGGGCACAAGGCGGCAGACGATCATCAGCCAGTCCTTGCGGCCCATGACGCAGCCGTGGGCCATGCCGGGCTCGTCGCCGTCGCGCCCGCCATTCGCCTCGAGGTAGTCGGAAGTCGCGGTGTTCATTCGAAGAGATCCGCGCACGCCTTCAGTTCGCCCCGGGTGCCTTCGATCAACTCGAGGCCACGCAGTTCCCCGAGGTAGGTCCGCCACGTCCCGCCCGCCAGGGCGATGCCGGTCGCGTCAGACACCGCCTCGTAGGTGACGGCGTGCGGGTAGGCTGCCACCACGAAGTCGAAGATGGCGCGCTTGCCGCTGTCGCCAAGGCGCTGACGCCAGTAGTCGCGCAGCGCGTCCCCAGTGGGCAGCGGGGTGTAGCTGCCGAGGGCAGCCGCGCCGGCGTCCGTGATCCGCATGTGGTCGCTGCCGCCTTCGACGTAGCCGGCCCCGCGTAGCTCGCCCATGTAGGTGCGCCACGTGCCGCCCGACTGCGTGATGCCGGTCAGCAGGGAAAGGCGGCGGGCGTTCATGCCGTCGCGGTATTGCGCCAGGGCGATCAGGATGCGGCGCTTGCCACCCGTGCCGACGTCAAGGTTGCCAGCAGGCGGCGGCGTGGCCGGCAGGCGGGGCGGGATGACCACGATATGCGACTGCCGGGCCATGGGCATCTTCGGCGCTGGCAGGGCGCGGGTCTTCTCGCACGCGGCGATCCGGCCCTTCACGTCCGCGAAGAGCACGCCGAACTCGGCGGACAGATCGCGCAGCCGTTCGGCGATGCTGTTCAGCTTGGCGTGATCGGAAGGCGACAGCACGGGCCGGTCGATCTCGTGGACGCTGACGGAAGCTATCGGCGGCTTTGCCAGTTCCGCAGTCATTCGGGCGATGTCCTTTTGCGCGGCGGCGAGTTTCAACTTCAGGGCGGCAGGGTCGTTCTCCTTCGCCCGCTCGAGGGACGCGGCGATATCCGCCCCGAGTTTGGTCAGGTCGGCCTGCGCCAGCTGCTTCGGGGTCACGACCTTCTCGCCCGGCTTCGGGGTGGCCGACGAGTCGAAGGTGTTGCGCTTTCGAACCGTGACCCGTTCGAAGATGTCGCCGAAGCCAGGACTCCAAAACCACGCCGTCCCGACCGGCAGGCTCGGCAGGCTTTCGACCATCTGCTTCGCCCGGGCGGTGTCGGCGTGCACGTGCACCCACTCCATGACGGCCTTGATGTCCAGCGGGTGCACGAGGCGCATCGCCACAAGAACTTCGCATTGCGTCAGCACCTGCTTCGCGAGATCAGCCGGGCGCTGCGTGATGAGGATGACGCCGAGTCCCTTCTTCCGGCCACGCTTCACGACGTCTTCCATCGCGCCGACCATCTGCGCTTCGTCGCCGAACGGGCGCTGCGGGCAGATGTCGTCCGCCTCGTCCACCACGAGCGTCAGGGGAAGCCGGTTCAGGCGATACAGCGCCTCGAGGAACGCCACCATGAACCGGCGCACGGCACCCTTGCGGAGCATGGACAGGTCGATGATCGCCGGGAACCGCTGTTCAACGATGGCGCGGGCGATGGCTTCGCCGCTGCCCTCTTCAAGCGGGAGGTCCGCGTGCTCGCCGCCGAAGACCACGACCGGGTAGCCTTTGGCTTTGCCGTCCGCGCTGGCCTTGATGCCCCAATGCGCGCCGGTGGGGTCGATGACGACAGGCACCTGCCCGACTGCCAGCAGTTCTTCCATGATGACGGCGGCGGTGTAGGTCTTGCCCACCCCGCGCTTCGCCAGGATGGCGGTCGATTGGGTGGCGAGTTCGAGGGGAAGGCGGAAGTGAGTCCCGCGTGTGGTCAGGCCGATGTTCAGGTGCATGGGTGGGTGTTAGATGGCGAGCGATTGCTGTTCGGAGATGGTGGCGGGGTAGCCGTGGCGCTGAAGCCACGTGCGGGCGGTGGACTCTTTCGCGGGCGCGAGACGCCACGACCGGAGGATGCGACCCTTCGCGGCGGGGTCAGGCGACGGCAGGTAGCCGACGCAGACGATCAGCCCGCACTTTTGCAGCATCTTGACGGCAAGCCCGGACACGTGGATGTCGCCCTTCGTGATTTCGGCGGGCAGACAGGCGGCGGTGAAGTCGCCGCCCGCGAGTGCGCGGTAGATCAGCGCGGCGCAAGCCGCGTGGAAGTCTTCAGCTTTGAAGGCGACGACGAGGATGACGGCGCGCATCAGGTCATTTTCTTGTAGGGGTGTCATGTGGTTTTTGTTGCCGTCAGTTTGTCGAAGATGGCCTTACGGAAATCTGCGCTGAACTGATACCACGCTTGCCCCTGTTCGATGGCTTCGATGCGTGCCCTGCGGATCACGAAGTCTTCCGTGTCTTCGGCGGCGAGCTTGGCAGCAGCGCGCCAGTCTTCCTTCGGTTCTTCCATGACCGCAAAACCCGTTCGCGTAGGCGTTCCCCCGAAGGTCGCCCAATGCTTTGCAAGCGCAGGCGCGGAATGGTTGCGAGCATCCGGCCAGCGGCGCTTGTAGGCAGAGGCGCGGCGGTTGATCTCGTCCACGGTCAGGTCGGGCGTGACGGCCAGGATGTCCGCCAGCGCGACGGCGATGGCCTTGGCAGCGGCGCGGGTCAGTTGGGTCAGGTCACGGGTGCCTGTGGCGAGGGCGAGGGCGTCGTAGAGGGGGTTCCGCGCCCGCACGGCACCCTTCGGCTTCTTCTGCCGGGCGATCCCTTCGAGGGCCGCGAGTTCGTTGACCGTGGCAAGCCAGCGGTCTTTCGTGAGCACCTTATTCGGCGCAGACTCCCGCGCCCGCGTCAGCGCGTCGAACAGCTTGTGGGCGAACGTCCCCTGCGTCCCGGTGAAGAGACTTGTGGTGTTCGGGGCAGAGCCACCGGACTTCGCGGGGCTTAGAGTAGTCGTCATGGTGTGCCTCCACCTGCGGGACGCCGCACACCTCGCACGGCCCCTTCACGAGCTTGCCGCGCTTTACCAGGACGTGCGTGTAGGCCCGGCAGTTCATCTTCTTGCGAGCATCGCCCTTCAGGGGATGGGTCTTGCGCCATTCGCGCATCCCGGCGTTGTGGCAGCCCGAGCAATACCGCTGCCCCCGTTTCCCCGAGCCCCGGACAGGCTTCTTTCCGCATGACGAGCAGAGTGGCATCCCGCGAGTGTTCCACATAAACAGGGGTCGTCAACCCATGTTTCCACGTGGAAAGGTGGGCGAACGTGAATGATTCAGGCATGGCGATCATCGGGGTCGAAGGTGTGTGCTGGAAAGGGTTGCCGTGGATGACGCCCCACGGCGGGCGGGTTTCGGGTGCGAGTAGGTGACGTTACTCGTCCTTCGGCTTGTCGCCTTCCTTGCCGAAGTTGACGACATCGCCGCCACCTTTGCCGTCATCCGCCTCGTCGGCGGCGCGGCGCTTCATCACTTCGTCGAGGATGTAATCGACGCCATCGTGGCGATAGAACCGCTGCCCCTCGGCATTGACCGGCAGTTCGTCGCGGTGCTTGTGCAGCATCGCCAGGACGTCCCGCTTCGCCGCAACCTCGGCGGGCGAGACGTTGCAGCGCGCTTCCTTCTTCCGCTCGTAGGAGTTGATCGCCTTCGTCAGCGCGGGAATGACCACGCCGACGACGCCCTTGCCGCTCATGCCGGGCAGATCGTCCGTCTTTGTCTGTTTCGCTTTAGCCATGTTTTTATCTGTGGGTGTTTGTTGTTATAGATTCGCAGGCGGGACAGGGTGATTTGTAAGCCCGTCCCGCCCGCGTCATCGCGGCGGTGTGCCGTTCAGAGTGGTCAGCCAGCGCGGCCCTGTTCCTGGCGGGTCTTCGCTTCCAGCATCAGGCGCACGCGCTTCTCGGCGTCGTCCAAGTCCGACAGGAACGGCTTCAGCGCGGCGTCGAACGCCTTCATCGCTTCGAGACTGCGGAGCGTGTGGACGACGAACGGCGGCAGGTGCGGATGGTAGCTGCAAAAAATCCACTCGGGGTAGCCGGTGACGAACATCGCGAACTGAACCTGCGTGACATACTCGGGCGGCACGCCCCCCCCGAGCAAGTAGCGCAGATGCGTCGCCGCCTGCGGGCATTTGATTTCGATGCCGCACGAGCGCCCGTCGATTAGCCCGTCCGGGGAGCAACCCACCTTGCCGTCTTCGGTGGTGATGAAGCCGACGCGCTTGATCGTCACGCTGTTCGCGAACTCATACCACGGCAGCGCCACCTTTTCCAAGATGCTACCGTTCTGCATGGCGAACGTGCCGCTCGTCTCTTCGGCGTAACCCATAAGGCGCTCGGCGGCTTTCTTGTAGAGGTAGGTCTTCACGCCCGCGCCCTTGCGGACTTCTAGGGTGGGCGACACGAGGGCGTCGATCTCGGAAGCGGTGACGACACCGGCCCGGGCCAGCGCCCATTCGGTTGAACCCTGCAAACATTCGATGATCTTCATGGCGGGCGGGGGTTAGACGGGACGGAGTTTATTTTGCAGGGTGCGGAAGAGTTCGGCGTAACGCTTCTGCCCGATCTCTTCGTAGGTGGCCGCGCCGGCATACTTCAGGAACGCGGATTCGTTGCTGCGGGTTTCCTTCACAAGTTCGCGCAGGGTCTGCGCCTGATCGTGCGAGATCGGCGCGCCGAGGCTGCGGGCGTCCTGGTCAGCGCCGTCCGTGTCCACTTCGGCGACGATGTTCAGCGCGTCGCAGAAGGCGCGGCGCTTGGCGTAGGTGGCGGCAGCGCCGTCAGCCTGCGCGCCGCTGGCGTTCGGCGGGCCGCTGCCGATGCGCGCCATGAACTGATTCGTCTGCGAGTGCCCGCCGATGTGGCGCAGCGCGCAGAGAAGGATCACGCGGTCTTCCTTGATCTCGGAAGAGAACGAGACGCTGAAGCCGTGCGCCTCGAGGAAGGGCTGCACGTGGCGCATGATGTCCTCGAAGGGCGCGTAGATGTAGCGGATGGAGTTGTCGCGGTTCGGGACGGCCTTGCGGGCTTCGACGCTGCCTATCTCTTTTTGCAGCGTGGCGAAGGCTTGGGCGAACTCGCGTTCGGCCTGCTTGGCGTCGCTGCGCTCCTTCAGCGCGATCAGGCGTTCAAGGACGCCGATGTTCTTCTCGGGGTCGCCCTTCTCAATCAGGTGCTTCAGCAGCTGGCCCACGCTCGGGTCGTCGCCGACGAGGGCGACAGCGCCGGGCGCGGGTGTGGTGGCAAGGGGAAGTTCGGGTGATGCGGATTTCATTGATTTAACGGGTTGGGTGTGGGATGGATGCGACCGGCAGATGATGAATCTACCAATCGTGGGTTAGCCCCGGTGGCTCTTCGGAGCGCCGGGGCTGACTTTTGGGGAATAGGAGTTCGTGACCGGATCGAAGTCCGTCTTCAGCGCGTGCTGCGTCAGGCGGTCGATGATGACGCCCTGGCTGACGCCGGACTTCGCCCATGCCGTGAACTGCGCGAGCGTGGTGGTCGTGTCCACGAAGGGACCGCCAGCGAGGCGGGTGCGCGGCTCGCTGCCCTTCATGTTCGGGTGCGGGACGGTGGGGGGAAGCGGCTCGTCAAACGGCGCGCCGCGCTTCTCGAACTTGGGCTTGGGTGATGTGGTGGTGGCGGTTTTCACTGTTTCTTCATCGTGACTTGCACGAAGGGGTTGTGGTTGGGAACGTGGATGGACGGGTAGGTGGCTTCCGCCTGCATCGCGATCAGCGTGTAGCGGACGGGGCCGAAGACGCGCTTCGACAGCGCGGAGGTCAGCCAGCGTTCCTTGAACGCCTGCCACCAATCGGACGGATAGTAGTGTTCCTTCCGGTCGAAGATCTTCCCCGCCATGCGGGCGGTCAGCTTCACGACGAGATCGCCGGTCTGCTTGTCGAGTTCGGTGGTCAGCTGCGCCTTGTCCATCGTCTTCAGAAGCTCGGCGCTGATGCGGTTCGCAGCGAAGTGCTTTTTGATGTCGAGGAAGACGTGGCCGGCTGGCGTGTGGATGGCGGTTTTGGACATGGGTGGGTGTTGGGTTATGGTTGCAAATGCTTCAGGCCGTTCTGGACGCGGTGCGGTAGCGTGCTGGCGAGGGATTCGAGCATCCCCTGCGCGTGGTTATAGCCGGCAGCGGCTGGCGTCTTCAGGTATTCCGTCAGCGCGCTGATGGACGACACGCGCACGAGCGAGATCGCTTCGACGTTATCGGGCGTGCGGGACAGAGGCGGCTTGTCCTGGCCGACGTCTTCGCCCACGAAGGTCGCGACGGTGATGTGGATTTCGGTGCGGATGTTCTTCATGGCGTCAGGCTTTCGCGAGCGCGACCACACGGGGGCCGATGGCTTCGCAGAGTTTTGTCGTCGGCATCACGACGATGCGCTTGCCGACGAAGAAGTAGAAGCACGAGAAGTTCATCGCCATCGCGACGCGGATTTTGTTCTTCCCCTTGCCCATGCTGCCGACCGTGTAGTGCAGCGACGGGAACGAGCGTTCGCCCATCAGCACGAGCGGGACGCCATCGGCGGGGGCTTTGCTGATCGTGGGGCGCAGGTGGCGGCGAGCCATGCGGAGCACGAAGCGAACGATCTCGGGGCCGTGCGTGTTGTAGAGTTCGCCGTGCATGTCGGACAGGCCGGCGCGATTCATGGCCGCGACTGTGCGGGCGTGGAGGGTGGTCTTTTTCATGGGTCAGGATTTCGTCAACAGTTGCGACTCGGATTCAGCCACCCACTGATCGCGGGGCGTGGCAAAGGGGCAGTAGGACGTCGATGGCCAGTCGCGCCCGAAGTGCTCGCCATACTGCGGAGCGAACTCGAGCCACAGGCACGTCGGGTCTTTGATGTCGTTAATCAGAAGCAAGATCGCGGCGCGGCGCGGGATGCCCCTGGACATGAGGTAGAACAGGCTGTCCACCGGGCACACGGGCCGGTCGTTCATCTGATGCAGGATGATGCCTTCGCTTTCGCGACCGAAGTATTTCGTCACGTCTTCGATCACGCTGTATTCGTTCGGCCACAGCCCGAGCGTGCCGGCAGGCGTCACGATCTTCACGCGACTGGCGAAGTTGTCGCCATCGGCCCAAGGGATCGCGAACCAAATGGAGAACGGCGGGACGGTGATCTCGCAATGCGGCGGGCGCATGACCTGGACCCACTTGCCTTCAGGCGGGAGCTTCTTCCCGAAGTCCTCGGGAAATGCGTTCTCGAAATCGGCGTGTGTCGCGAACGGGTGCGTCCAGAAGTTTTCCCGCGCCTCCTTCTTGTCGGCTTCGGTTTCTTGATAGGCGGGGTTCAGGATGAACTTGCCCCGTTTCAGGTCGCGTTCGAGGTCACGCTTCGGGCGGAGGGTTTTCATTCGGTGATGTATTGACGGTTTGCGATGCGGAGCTTGGCCCGGTTGCCGTGGCCGTAGGCGACGTTCCGTTCGAGGTTGGCCTTGACGATGGTGCGGACGGCGAGCCACTTGGACGGATAGGCGGGCCACATGAAGCGGCTCGGCAGATCGGCGATGGTGGTGCAGGCACCCTTCAGGCCACGGTCGGGCGGGAATAGGCACGCGAGTTCGATGGATGCGGGCACGGTGTTCATCAGTCCCCCTTGTAGCCGGGCCGGTCGTAGTAGGCGGCGAGTTCGCGGCCCGCGTCGCTGTCGGGGTCCGGCATGAACGACGGGCGCGGGGCCGGCGCGGCAGGGATCGGCAGGCCGAACTCCATCGCGCACACGACGCGGATCGCGTGGCCGAAGTGGACGAAGCCGTGGGCGAACGCCCGCGCCGCGCAGTCCTGATAGTGGCAATAGAGCGGGTTCCTGTGGACGGGCTCGGGCTGCGGCTCACGCGGCGACACGCCGAACGCCTCGCGGTCGATGCCGCGATCCTGGCGCTCGTCATGGCACTCGTCGCAGACGTTGCCGTGCGGATAGACGCGAAGCTCGCCGCCCGGAAAGTGGCGGTGGCAGTCGGCGCAGGCGCACATGTCGTGCGCGCCGGCCTCGTGCGCGGCGGATTCACCTGAACAGCTGGATGATGACATGATGATGAAGACGGACCTAACTTTTCGGCCCATTCGCGGAGTGCGTGGCGGGCCGGGAACCAATCGTGTGCAACTGCTATACGGCGGCACCTACGGCGGTAGCAAGCTCTTTTTCGAAAAAGCAGGTTTTCCCCTATGAAAAAAGATTTGCAGGCTGGCGCGAACCGCCCGATATATCCGGCGCACGTAGTCGATCAAATTTGAGGCCCGCCGAGAGAAATCTTGACGGGCTTCATCTTTTTCCCCTTCGTCCGTCTCAGTCCTGATCGACTACGTAGGCTCCTCGTAACGGAGCGGCGAACCGCGACCCCCTGCAAATGGACAAGGTGCGGTAGTGACTTTCCGAGGGCGATGGTAGCCGGATGGCTAGCGGTGCAACGCGAAACCACAGGTGAGAGTAGCCCGAGGATCTTGTTCGAATCGGTAGCGGGAGCGTTCAACGCCTCAACTCCAGACCCGCATAAATAGCTGCGAAGCAATTCGCGTGAGCCGATCCATGACACCCGTGTGCCTGTGCGCCAGCCGAGCGGGATGGATCAGGGTGCCCTCTGAATGGCACGTGCCACCTCGCCCGCTAGGGTGGGGTGTGAGTAAATGCCTCGGTTCGTCATCCCCGAACTGGCTTGCCTCGCGCAGCCGGCGAGTCCATCAGTCGTTCATCCGAACCCCGGATGTCCCGGGCCGGCTCAAAGGATCGCAGTCAGCAACAGGAGAACGAAGAACATGAGCGCCCCCATCTATCCCACCCGCGTCACCCTCTGCCGCCCCGGCCCCGATGGCACGCCGATGACGAGCGGCATCGCCGGGTCCGAAGCCCTGCTTGTCGCCGCCGCCGCCTTCTTCGCCAGCGTGTCGCTCGCCCGCACGGCGGACACGAACCTCTACACCGCCCTGGACGTCATCGGCGCGGACGCTGCCGGCAGCCCGGGCAGCGCGATCCAAGAGTTCACGAGCATCGGGCCGTCCGGTGGCTACGTGACGATCACGGACGTGGATCTCGAGATCGACATCGCCGCCGTGATCTCGGGCATGACGACCTTCCGGCTGCATCTCTACAACGCCGCGCCCGCCGCGATCCTCGACAATGCGGCCTTCAACCTCGGCGGCACCGTCGCCGACCGCGCCAAGTATCTCGGCTACATCGACCTCGCCGCCCCGCAGGACTTGGGGGCCACGATCTACTCGCAAAATGCGCAGCTGAACAAGCGCGTGAAGCTCGCCACCGGCAGCACGTCCCTCTTCGGCGTCCTGCAAACCATCGGTGGCTACACCCCCGCCAGCGGTTCCGTCTTCGTCACCAAGATCTCGGCCATCGAAGGGTAACACGCGGATGCACCCCGCACGCCGTCATCGCTTTCTGGCGAACCCGATCTTCCGCTATTTCGAGCGCGAAGGGCGCGTCGGACTCGTGGGCCGCTACAACTTGGCGGACGGCTTCGGCGTCACCCTCGACACCACGGCCTTCGCCGCGACTGGCACGGTCACAAGCACGCTCGTCAGCACCGCCCTCGTCGGCGTTGGCACGCAATTCCTGAAGGAACTCGCCATCGGTGATTCCGTCTATAACTCGTCGGACGCGCTGATCGGCGTCATCGCCTCCATCACGGACGCCACGAACGCAGTCCTGGCAGCGAACGGCGCGGTGGCGGTCACAGCCGGGTCGATGAAGATCATCAAATACGCGCCGCGCATCAGTTCCTTCAACGACCTTTCGGGCAACGGCAACCATCTCGCGCAGGCCACCGCCTCGAAGCAAATGCTCTGGATCAACTCGCCCGGCTCGCGCCCCTACGCCCTGTCGGACGGGCAGGACGATCTCGTGAAGGGCACCTTCACCCTCGCGCAGCCGGAAACACTCTACGCGGGATTACGGCAAATCGAGTGGGGCGGGATTCTGTTCGACGGCAATACATCCGGCACGTTGCAGGTCTATCATCGCACTTCGACGCCCATCATCGCGATTTATGCCGGCGCGTCGGCGATCAACGTCGGCGCTCCCCCCGCAATCGGGGCGGACACCGTGCTCGCCTGCGTTTTCAACGGGGCTTCTTCGTCCATTCGCGCAGACCGCAGCGCGCCCACGACCGGCGATCTGTCATCTGCAACCGGAGGGGCAGGGCTGACCGTGGCGTGCAGCGGGAACGGCACGTCCTCGCCCACGAAGAACCGCATCTACGAGATGGCCCTGTATTCCGTCGCCGACCCCGAGCTTCGCCAGCGCAAGACCCTCGACGTCATCCTGCGCCGCCTGAAGATCGCCGCATAGGCCAGCCCCGCCCGGTAGGTGCCCACCCCACTCGCGTCTTGAATTCATCGCGTCCCGCCCGTAGGTGTGGGTCACACGATGATTCACCTGACACCCAAGGATAGGCTCGAGCACAAGGCATCCTGGCACGACGTCGGCCAAGCCGAAGGCGCTCGTCTCTGCGCCAAACACGCCCGCCTTCTCGCCGCCGACTACAAGGCCACCAAAGACCGCCTCTTCGCCGAGTGCATCCGCGCCAAGCTCGGCATCGTCCCGCAGCCCGACCTGCTGAAGTCGCGCATCCGCGTCATGGTCAAAAAGGGCATCCACTGGCTGACCCTCGACGGCGAGGCCATCGCCATCTTCACCCACCCGACCACGGACACGAAGGGCTTCCGCTACGTCCTGACGTGGTATTTCAAGTCCCTCGTGGACACGACCGGCAACTGACCCACCCGCGCCCATGTCCGCGCCCCGCAAGAAACCCCCGGAAACCCCGCCCAAGCGCGCACTTACGCCAGCGCAGCGCCTGTTCGCGGACTACGTGATCGAGGGCCGGCAGAAGTCTGAAGCCTACGCGCTGGCATACCCTCAGAGTTCCCTGTCCCGCCCCGCCCTGTCCACGGAAGCCTATCGCACGGCCAATCTGCCCCACGTGGCGGACTACATCGCCGACGCGCTGCAAGAGCGCAGGCGCGAGACGTTGCTGACCCGCGATCAGAAGCGGCAGATCCTCGGCAGCATCGCGAAGGACACGCGGGCACCGAAGCACGCCCGCATCCTGGCGGTGAAGACGGACAACGAGATGACGGGCGACAACGCGCCGGTGCGCGTGGAAGGCGAGATCACGCTGTTCGCGATTTTCGCGGGGATGGCGAAGACGACGGGGCTGCCAGGGCCGAACGAACACGCGGCCATCGACATTCCCGTGGCACCTGCGGCGCTGCCGGCAGGGACGGAACCGCTGCCACCTGACGACGATCTCGTGCCTGCAATGGAACGGAGGCGACAGGCGTGAAGCCGACGTTTCCCGGTGGGCGCGAATGTTAAGGGCTATTTCGCCCCATGCGTGTCAAGCCCCAATCAGGGACGGATGCACAAGTTCTCGCGCAGTCGTGCGATGCGGCGTTCGCGTTTTCCCTGCAATCGCGTCTCGCGAATGTGCCCCATGCCCATGATCTCGCGGATGGTCTTGCCGGCGTCCGCCGCTGTGGCGGTGGCAATCGAGCGCGCCAGCCGGTGCGGATCGTCGCCCTGGGCCAGCCCATAGACGGGCAAGCCGAGTTGCTTGTAGCTCTGAATCTGCTTCGAACGCCCGTCCATGAACGCCGAGCGGTCGCGCTTCACTTCCACGACGGCGAGCAGGTGCGTGCGCGCCTTGTTCAGTATCGCGGCATCAATCCGGCCCGCAGGGGTGCATACCTCGAGCACGCACGGCAGTTCGATCAGTCGGCAAGCGTGGTAGAACTCGGCTTGCAGGTTCGCTTCGGCATCCAATCGCATGACCCGGTTTTAGTGTCGCGGCGCACGAGGACAACCCGTAAACCGGATTCCAGATGACGAATCCCGAGGAACAGCCGATCCGCCGCGACATGGTGGAGATCACCGAAAGCCTGCCGGCTGGCACGGTCATCACCCCGAAGGGGATGATCGCGATTCACAAGCAGTTCATGCAGCAGGGGCGCAAGCGCGTCACCGAGGCGCACGCGCTGCACATTTTGGCAGAGTTCAACCCTAAACCCATAGATCCCGATGCCTGAGACATCCAAAGCCACGAACCGCGACGAGCACGCGCCAGCCCGCCAGCCGAAGACGCTGCGCGCCGGCAAAGACGAAGCGCCCAAACCGCCCGCCCGTAGCGGCCTGATCTCCCCGCCGCCGAAAGAGCAGGCCGACGTCCTGGCCCTGTTCCTCGAGAACCTGAAGGCGACGGAAGCGTGGTATGCGGCACGCGCCGAACGCCCCGAGGTTGACGCTTATGTGGTCGTGCAGATCGCCACGAGCGGCATCGCCTACTGCCTCGAGCTTGCGATGAAGGGCGAGAAGTGGACGCCCGAGCACGCTACGAGGAAGCGCGGATGAACGAGCCGCTGACCCTTGCCGTCCCCTGCTTCGGAACCTCGCCCAAGTGGGTGCGGATGGTCGAAGTGTGGCTGGCCTACTACCTGAAATCAGGCTGCCAGCTGCCTGTCATCGTCCTGACGGACATGACCACGGAGATCCCGGCGAGCATCTTGCCGCCCGGTGGGAACGTCACCTGCCTGCGCTTCAGCACCCCCGTGCTGCGCCAGGGCCACCCGTTCGACGTGCAGGGCGCGCTGATCTGCCAAGCCGCCCGCTTTCTCGGGCCGCTCGTAGTGATGGATTCGGATGCGCTGATGCTTCGCGACCCGACCGCCGAGTTCGCCCGCCTGCCGGCCAGCGCCCGGATCGGCATGGCCCCGGACGCAGGCGGCGCGCCGTTCGTGCTGAACGCCGGCGTGATCTACTTCGGCGAGGCGACGCCCCTCGAGCGCGAACAGCTTGTCCACGCCTACAACGACACCTTCACGCAGATGCTGGACGGGCACGCGGACAACCCGCTGCTGACGCAACTCGTGTGGTCCGCCCTCTGGCATCGCGCAGCTGACGAGGGCCGCGCCTACGCCATGCCGGCACGCCTGAATCATTCCCGCCTGTGGCCGCTGCACCCGGGCGTCATCATCCGCCACCATCACGGAACCGATAAGTGGCAAACCCTCGAGATCCCCGCCCATGCTCGCTAAATCCCGCGTCCTCGGCGTCGTGATGGCCCACGGCGCTGCCCAAGCCACCGTTCGCCGGCATCTGCCCTACTGGCTGCGCGTCTGCCAGCAGGTCGAAATATGGGTGCCCGAGGGAGAGGGCTTCGACCTGAACGTGCCCGGCGCGATGGTCATGGAAGCCGTGCCGAACGCGGGCGGATATAGCGCGGCCACGAGCCAGCGGTTCGCCCTGGCGATGCAGTGTGCGCTGGACATGGGCTACGACTTCACGCTGCTGCTGGAATACGACGCGATGGTGTGGGGGCCGATCCCTGACCGCGCCGTGCCCGAGCATGGGGAAGTCGCGGCGATCAAGTGGCCGAACGAACCCGTGTCGCCGGTCCCCGGGCTGACCTTCCCGGGCGCGTTCTACCTGCACTTTCCGCACCTGTATTCACGGCTGGCGCTGGAACTGACGGTCGGGACGATGCGGCAGGCCATGCGCTTCAGCGACGGCCACGGCTATGCCGACCGCTACGTGGGGCGCGCCGTCGAACTGGCCGGCGTCCCGCTGAAGGACTGGCGCGGCATGGGGCTGGCCTATTCGTGGGCAAACATCAGCCACCACGAACACCGGGTCGCCGAGTGCGTCGAAGCCGTGCGCGCCGGGGCGCTCTTCAGCCATGGCATCAAGGACGAGGCCAGCCTGCGCCGCATCCTGGCCGTGTCACCGTGGGGGGCCGTCGCGCCATGAACATCGCCGTCCTGGCCTGCGGGCCATCCCTGACGAAGCTGTGGACCGTCGAACGAAGCGCCGACTACGACCTGATCGTGGGCGTGAATACGGCGGGCTGGCTGTTCCCCGTGGACTGGCTGGCCTTCACGGACACGCACATCATCGACCCCATCCGGGCCGGCGTGCACGCGCAGCCCCTGATCGGCTACATCACGAACAAGGGGCAGGCCGTGCCGTCCGACCGTGCGCGCCTGCTTCTGCCGCTCTATCACCGCGATCTCGACTTCCTGACGCCCGAGCTTCGCAAGCTCGCCGAGTCGCAGGGCATGACGGAATGTGCCTACACCTTCCCGAACGCCCTGCACGTGGCGCAGCAATGGGCGGACGGCGGGAAGATCGACGTGTTCGGCTTCGACTGCGCCATGCAGCAGAAGGACGCAGCCGGGCAGGACGGCTACCACTCGCGCAAGCGGTGGCTGACGGAACTGCCGTGGATCAAATCGCAGTGGCGTCCGAACTGCACGGCGATCAGCTACGTGAACCCCATCATCGCGAACTGGCTGGACGACCGCGCCGCGTGGTCATGCGTCGAAGCCCTGTTCGCCCCACCCGCACGCACCCCATGAAACTACGCGCTCGAGATGTCTTCCCCGTCGTCGCCCCTGGCGTCGAATTGCAGATGCAGGCGCAGATGCCGAGCGGTCGCATCGTGCCCGCCTTCCTGTCCATCCGCGCCGCCGCCAAGGCTGCCGGCGTGACGTGGCAGCAAGCCCGGCAAGCCCACTGGGCCGGCTACGTGTTCGTGTGGAGGGGTCGCCGGTGAGTGAGCCGACACAAGCCGAACGGGAACAGATCTACGCCAAGGCCATCGCCGACAAGCTCGGGAACCGGGCTTGGCGTCTGAATAACCTCTACTGGATCGAGGACGCGGACGGGCGGAAGGTGAAGTTCCGCATGAATTGGGCGCAGAAGGCGTTCTTCGTCGGCATGTGGTGGCTGAACGTGATCCTGAAGGCGCGCCAGCTTGGCCTGTCCACGTTCATGCAGGTGCTGATGCTGGACCGCTGCCTGTTCAACCCGAACCAGACGTGCGGCATCGTGGACAAGACGGACGACGACGCGAAGAAGAAGCTGTCGCGCATGGAATTCGCCTACGATCACCTGGACGACCCGGACGACCCGGCGACGGCCCCGCTCGGCGCGGCAATCAAGCAGGCCGTCCGCCTGCTGACGTCGAACAAGAAGGAACTCGAGTGGTCGAACGGCTCGAAGGCGTGGGCCGGCACGTCGCTGCGCGGTGGCACGGTGCAGTTCCTGCACATCTCGGAACTCGGCTACATCGCGTTCTTCAACCCGAAGAAGGCGAAGGAGATCAAGACGGGCGCGCTGAACACGGTGCACCGGGGCAACATCGTCGTGATCGAATCCACCCACGAGGGCGGCAAATACGGGCTGAATTACGACATGGTGAAGCTGTCGCAGGAAGCGCCCGAGGACGACATGACGGAAATGGATTGGAAGTTCCACTTCTTCGCATGGTGGCGCTGCCCGGAATACGTGCTGCCCCTGCGCGGCCCGCTGGCCCTGTCCCGCGAACTGGACGACTACTTCACCGAACTCGAGTCGAAGGAGAAGGTGCCCCTGACGCCCGAGCAAAAGCATTGGTATTCGAAGAAGCACGCCAGCCAGGGCGACGCCATGCTGAAGGAGTTCCCGAGCACGGCGGAAGAGGCGCTGAACGCGGTCGTGACCGGCGCGATCTACGGCAAGATCATCAGCAAGCTGCGGCGCGAAGGGCGCATCAAGGACTTCAACCACGACCCGAGCCTGCCGATCTACACCTTTTGGGACATCGGCTACTCGGACTTCTGCGCCATCTGGCTGCTGCAATTCGTGGGCCGCGACATCTGCGCCGTCGCCTACTACTGCAACGCCGGGCAGGTGGGTGCCCACTACGCTGCCAAGTGCTTCGAGTGGGAACGCAAATACGGGCAGCCAATCCTGGCCCACTACCTGCCGCACGACGCGAACCGCGTGGAGGGCATGGGCAGCGGCAAGACCACGAAACAGTTCCTCGAGGAAGCCGGCCTGAAGAACTGCAAGATCGTCCCGCGCACGCCCGACGTGTGGGTGGGCATCAATCAGCTGCGGGCGCTGCTGTCGCGCTTCTACATCCACAAGACGGCCTGCGGGAACGAGTGGATGATGGAGGATCAGCGGATGCCGAGCGGGATCGCCTGCCTCGAGGCATACCACACGGAACAGGACGCCAGCAGCGGCATCATCAAGGAAATGCCCGTGCACGACGAATCCTCGCACGGGGCGAGCGCGCTTCGGACCTTCGCCGAGGCGCACAGTCGCGGGATGCTCGAGGGGACGTCGAAGGTGGCCGGCGAGCACAATCGCCACGAGAAGCGCGAGGCCGTGACCGGGCTGCGGTCGTCGCACGGCCTGCGGTCGGGCGGGGAAAAGCGCACGGCGCGCACGACATGACCCCGTTCGAACAGGCGGCGAAGGTTTACGCGAAGGAACGCTGCGCCCGCTCGTTCACGGATGACGTGGAACTGCACTTCCTGCACGGGTTCGTCCATTCGACGCCCGACTATTTCATCATGGGCCGGGCGGTCGTGAAGGCTGCCGCGCCGGCGCTGATCGTGGACCCGACGCACCATTTCCCCGCTGCGGATTGCGACGCCTGGATGGTGTATTTGGCTGCTGGCGACCTTGGCAAAGCGTGGGCGGTCCTGCCGTGGCCGCTGCCCTGGCTGGCCTTCGAGCGAAATAACGAATTGCGTTTCGTGCCGCTGGACGCGATGAAGCGTCTGTCAACCAACCCGCCGCCACCATGAAAACCCGTCCCGATAGCGCCCGCTGCCCTGGCTTCCTCTTCAACTTCCCGCACGCGATGCGGTTCAAGGGTGGCGGTGCCCCCACCTACGTGCAGCCGCCCGCGCCGACCCCGCCGCCGCCTCCCCCGGCCCCCGAGCCGCCGCCCGCTCCCGTGTCGCCCATCGACACTTCCACCGGGCAGACGCTGCCGCCCCCGGAACCGCCCGCCACGCCGGCGACGCCCGCCCCGCCCGCGTCGGACAAGTCGTCCGAGGTCCGCGACGCGCAGCGCGAGGCCCGCAAGAAGGCCGGTCGCCGCAAGGGCTACCTGTCCACGCTGCTCGCCGCCGAGACGGGCGGCTACCAAGGCCAGGGCAAGACTCTCCTCGGTCAGTAACCCGCCCCCGCCATGGCTACCAAAGATCCCATCGCCGAGGACATCATTTCGCGGAACGACTCGCTGAAGTCGAAGCGCGCCGCGTGGGATACGCTGTGGCAGTCGCTGGCCGACTACGTGATGCCGCGCAAATCGCAGATCACGACGAAGAAGACGGAGGCGGTGGAGGGCTACACGGACGAACTCTACGACACGACCGTGGGCCGGGCGAACATGACGCTGGCTGCCGGGCAGCTGAACTACCTGACGCCCTCGAACGACAACTGGTTTTCCTTTGACGCGCCCGAGGCGATCAAGGCCCGGGGCGGCGACATCGCGGAAAAGTGGTATGGCGAGTGCACGGAGATCGCCCGGCGCGAACTCGCGAAGTCGAACTTCTACCTCGAGATCCACGAAATGTATCTGGATCGCGGTGGCTTCGGCACGGCGCACCTGCATTGCGAGGAAGGCAAGCGCAACGTCCTGAACTTCAGCAACGCCGAACTCGGCACCTACTGCATCGACGAAAACGACGAGGGCGTGGTGGACACGGTGTTCCGCGAATTCACCCTGACCGCCCGGCAGGCCGTGCAGAAGTTCGGGCTCGAGAACGTCGGCAAGAAGATCCGCAAGTGCTACGAGGACGAGCAGTCGAAGAAGATGGATCAGGAATTCACCTTCATCCATGCGATCTATCCCCGCGAAGAGGACAAGCGCATCCCGGGCCGGAAGGACGGCGCGAACAAGCCGGTCGCGTCGATCTACGTCTGCGTGGAAGACCGCTACGTGGTGCGGAACTCGGGGTATGACGAAATGCCCTCGCAGGTGTCGCGCTACCTGAAGTGGGGCCGCACGTGCTACGGGTATTGCCCGGCCATCGACGCGCTGCCCACGGTCAAGCAGGTGAACTTCATCGAGAAGATGATGGACGCCCTGGCTGAGATCGCCGCCTTCCCCCGCGTGCTGATCCCCGAGAACCTCGAGGGCGAAGTGAATCTGGCGTCGGCGGGCATCACGGTGTTCGACCCGAACGCCCCGCAGTCTGCCATGCCGAAGGAGTGGGGCACGCAGGGCCGCTACGACATCGGCAAGGAACGTGTCGAAGTGAAGCAGAAGGCCATCGAAGAGGCGTTCCACGTCGATCTTTTCAAGATGTTCGCGATGCAGGACAAGCAGATGACCGCCTACGAGGCGATGCAGCGCGTGGCCGAAAAGCTCGTGCAGTTCTCGCCGACGTTCGCCCGGATGCAGACGGAGGTTTTCAACGGCCTGCTTCAGCGCATCTTCAACATGCTCTTCCGCGCCGGGAAGTTCCCCGAGCCGCCGCCCGAGGCTTACCTTGTGACGATGCAGGGCGTGTCCGTCATCCCGCCCGAGGTCGTTTACACGTCCCGCGTGGCCCTCGCGATCAAGGCGCTCGAGAACCGCAGCTTCATCGAGTTCATGCAGATCATCGGGCCGGTCGTGCAGCTGCGCCCGGACGTGCTGGACAACTTCGACCTGGACGTGGCTGCCCGCCTGCTGGCGAAGAACCTGTCGCTGCCGGTCAAGATCATGCGCGACGAGCAGGACCGCGACGCCGACCGGCAGGCCCGGGCGGAACAGGCGCAGGCGCAAACTGCCATCGCCAGCGCGCAGGGTGCTGCCAAGGCCGCAAAGGACGCCAGCGCCGCCGACCCGGCGAAGCTCGGGGATCTCGTGGCCGGCATCTCGAATCAGATGGGCAGGTAAGCGACCATGCCCGCAGACACGAAAGCGCAGCAGGAAGAGGCGAAGCAACGCGCCCGCCTGCTGTGTGCCGCCTACCGCTCAGTCCTGGGCCGCGACGGCAACCGCTCGCCGCAGCAGCAAATCGTATGGGAGGACATGCAGCGGCGCGGCTATCGCTACCGCAGCACGATGGTGGCCGACGAGGGCGGGAAGGTTGACGCCCTGCGGATCACGCAGGCCGAAGGCTGCCGCATCTTTCAGCTTCAGACCGAAGAGTTCATCGCCCGCGCCTCGGAGAGCGACGAACCCAAACAACCCCCGAAGGCACGGACAGAATAACACCCAATACGATGACCGCTCCCGCCGATCAGAAAATGCCTGACATCAGCTACAAACTCGTCCCCGTCGTTCCGCCGAACGCCGGCGAGGACTTCCAGCCGACGCACGTGGAGATCACGCGCACGGACAAGGACAGCACGACCCTGATCGCCATCTACGAGAAGGAGTCGAAGACCGTCGTGTTCGAGAATCAGGACGTCCTGAAGTTCCGCAGCCCGGTGCTGCGCTTCCTGAACGACGAGAAGGTGGAATACAAGGCGCTCGCGATGAAGGGCAAGAAGCGCGACCCGCAGAACGACGACACGATCCCGCCCGCGCCGAAGCAGACCATCGAGGCCGGCGACAAGACGCCCGCCTACGTCGAGTGGCTTCGCAAATACAAGCCCGAGGAATACGCCGTGCGCTACGGCATCCGGGGCGAAGGCATGATCCAGTCCGTGCACTACACGAAGGACGAGAAGACGGGCAAGCGCATCGCCCACGTCACGGAGAAGAGCGCGCTGATCGCCGACCGGAAGACGCACCTGACGGAGAAGCCCGAGGCGAACGACGGCGCGCCGGCGAACTGATCGCGTCGCAACTCAACCCTCGAGGATAACACCCAATGTTTACGATCAACAGATTCAGCCCGTGCTTCGGGCTTCTCGCGTTCCTGTTCGCCCCGCTCTACCTGTCGCTGGACGGGGGAGACGGCGGCGGCGGGGGTGGCGGTGATGGTGGCGGCGGTTCAGGCGGCGACGCCGGGGCCGGTGGCGGCGATGGGAAGAGCGCGGGCGGTGGGGACGGCGGCGGCAAGCCGACCTTGCTCGCCCCGGGTGACGGCAAAGGCACCCCGCCCGGCGATGGGAAAGGCACGCCCCCGGGCGATGGCAAGGGGACTCCTCCCGGTGACGGGAAGGGCACCCCGCCAGGAACCGGCGCGACGGACCCGTGGTTCGTCGGCCTGTGGGACAAGACCGGCAAGATCGACGCCAAGAAGTTCGACGCGCTGCCGGATGGCCTGAAGCCTCACAAGGAAATGTTCGCGAAGTATCAGACCGCCGAAGCGTTCTTCCACGGCGTCGCGAACCTCGGGCAGCTGGCCGGCAAGAAGGGCTTGCAGCCCCTGCCGGAAGGCGCGCCCGCCGAGGTCGTCGCCGAGCGGAACGCCCTGATGCGCCAGCTGAACGGCGTCCCCGAGAAGCCGGAAGGCTACGGCATCACCCGCCCCGCCGACATGCCGGAAGAGAACTGGAACGGCGAATACGTGAACGGGATGGCGGCGATCCTGCACAAGCACAACGCCAGCCCGGCGCTCGTGAAGGAACTCGTGAAGGCCGATCTCGAGGCGGCGGCGAAGATCCGCGACGGCCACGCCGGCAGCCAGGAACAGCATCTGGCCGCGCAGGCGACGGAGTTGAAGACCGCCTTCGGCGAGGGCGAGGCGTTCAGCGCGAAGATCGGGATGGCGCAGCGCGCCGCCCGCACCCTCGGGCTGGACATCAATGACCCGAGCATCGGCAATAACGCGAAGGTCATCATCGCGCTGTCGAAGGTCGCCGAGATGGTCAGCGAAGACCGGCTGGTGTCGGGAGACGGCAAGGGTGGCGACGGCAAGTCCGACCGCGAGAAGGCCCGCGACATCGTGACGAACCCGAGCAACCCGCTGCACAAGGCGTATCACGACCCGAACGACAGCGGCCACGAGGCTGCCGTGCTGGCGCACAGCAACTTCAACAAGCGCCACCACGAGCGGACGAAGAAGAAATAGCCGTCCCGGTGGAGTATAGCAGCCCGGTCGCCCGCAAGGGGATCGGGCTTTTTACTTGTCATGGGGTAGGCGAGTGCCCCATACGTCGTGGGCAGAGAGAGCCGACAGACACCTTCCGCACGGAAGCCTTGAAGCCCCTCGGAATTTCCGAAGGTGCTAGGCCCGGCGAAAGCCGGACACCCGAAAACCGGACGAGGCCACAGACGCCACCTTAGCGCGTCGAAGAATCCTCAACCAAAATCTGTCATGCTCACTCAGCTACCGGAACATTATCAGACCGACTTCGGCGACAACTGGGAACACCTGGTTCAGCAGAAGGAGTCTCGCCTCGAGGGCAAGTGCCAGCGAGTTACCGTCAAAGGCAAAGAACGCACCTTCTCCCAACTCGGGAAGAGCCGGATGCGTCTCATCACCACGCGCAACGGCAAAACCGTCCCCTCGGATTCCGAGATGGCGAAACGCTGGCTGCGCCCGAAGGGCTACGATGAAGTCACCTTCATCGACGAGTTCGACAAGGTGGCGCTCGGCGAGTTGCCGACCCCCGAGAGCGAACACGTCGTCGCGCACGCCATGGCTGCCAAGCGCACCATGGATCAGGTGCTGATCGACGCCCTCGAGGGCACTAGCTACATCGGCGAGGACGGCACGGACGCCGTGGATCTCGGCAACGGCCAGAAGGTCGCGGTCAACTACGTCCAGTCCGGCAGCGCCGTGAACAGCGGCCTGACCCTGGCGAAGATGGCGCGCATGAAGTTCATCCTCGACAAGAACGAGGTTGAGCAGGAAGGCCGCTACTTCATCCACACGGCGAAGCAGCTGAACGACCTGCTCGTGAACGTCATCGAGATCAAGTCTTCCGACTACAACAACGTGAAGGCGCTCGTGGACGGCAACGTGAACAAGTTCATGGGCTTCGAGTTCGTGATGACCGAGCTGCTTACGCTCGTCGTCGCCACGGACGTCCGCACCTGCATCGCCTATCAGCGCGACGGTGTGGCCCTCGGCATCGGCGTGGAGAAGTCCGCGAAGATCAGCATCCGCGACGACCTGAATGAAACCATTCAGATCCGCACCAAGATGATGATCGGTGCCACGCGCAAAGAAGAAGAGCGCGTCGTCCTCGTCTATTGCGACGAGTCCCCGTAATCGCCCGGCCACCCTCAACCATCAAATTCAACAGCCCGTAAGGGCTTAAAACCATGGCTACCAGAAATACCGAACTCGCCGCGTTGCAGGCTGATCCCGTGATCGGCGCACGTGCGCAAGGGCTGAAGGCGTCGGGGATCATCCTCTTCGCGACGGCCCTCTACACCATGCTCGGGACGGAAGCTGCTGCGGACAAAATCCGCATCTGCAAGCTGCCGCCCCGGGCGCAGGTCGATCCCACCCTGTCGTCCGTTGTCGGCGACGGCATCGCCACCACGGCGACGCTGGACGTCGGCGACGACGACGACGAGGGTGTGGGTGCGGCTGCTGACCCGGATCGCTACGCCGATGGCCTGGATGTCGCCGCCGCTGGCGTCGATCTCTTCAGCGCCATCGCCGCCGCCGCCCGGCTCACGCCCTACGTGACGTCGAAGGAGTGCTGGCTTGAGGCCACCTTCGCCACGCTGGTCACGCCGGTCCTGGGCAAGAAGCTCCAGTTCCGCATCGCCTACGTGGTCGTCGCCTAAGCGTCGAATACTTGGGTGTTAGGGTGACCCCGCGTCGGCATCGGCTGGCGCGGGGTCATTTTCTTAAAGTTTCAACCCCCTCAGAATATGGCCGTCAGCAAAACAGACATCTGCAACCTCGCCCTGGCACGCGTCGGCGCGCTGACGATCATGGACATTGACGACGCCGACTCAAAGGGCGCACGGGCGTGCAAGAACGCCTTCGAATCCACCGTGCGCGAGGTCAGCCGGGCCGGCATGTGGAACCCGCTGAAATCCCGCGCCACGCTGGCAGAACTGACCACGCCGCCTTCCTTCGGGTGGGCGAAGCAGTTTCAGCTGCCCACCGATTTCATCCGCCTGTTTAAGCTGAACGGCGTGGACCTGACAAACGACGAGCCGGGCGAATACTTCGAGATCGAAGGCAAGGTGCTGCTGACGGACGCCGACACGGCGGACATCCAGTATATCGCCTACAAGGACGACCCGAACCAATACGACCCGCTGATGGTGGACGCCATCGTGGTCTTGCTCGCCTCGAAGATCAGCGTGCCGATGCGCCAGGACGAGGCCATGGCGGCGAACCTGCGCCAAGAATACGAGCGCATCACGCTGCCCCGGGCGCGCAAGACGGACGGCAACGAGCGGAAGGCCCGCCGTTATGACCCGACGTCGGAATCCCGCTTCGTGAACTCGCGCTACCGTTCCACCAATGGGTAGAGGACGCTCCAAAGACTCGCTCGTGTCGTTCAACGCGGGGGAACTCTCCCCGTTTCTGGACGCCCGTGTGGACTTGGGGAAGTATAAGTCCGGCTGTCGGCAGCTACAAAACGCCATCCTCGAGATCTACGGCGCGGCCCGTCGCCGGCCCGGGCTGCAATTCATCGCCGAGGCCAAGTTTTCCGACCGGAAGTGCCGCCTCGAGGACTTCCGCTTCTCGACCACGACGACGTTCGTGCTCGAGGTCGGTCATCAATACATGCGTTTCGCCAGCAACGGCGCGCAGGTGGAGAAGGATGCCCCGGCTGCATGGGTCACGCTGACGAACTACGTCGTCGGCGATTTCGTCCTTCAGGGCGGGCAAGTTTACTACTGCATCGTGGCGCACGCTGCCGGCGTGTTCGCGACAGATCTGGCTGCCGCCAAGTGGGTGCAGCAGGACATCTACGAGATCCCGACGCCGTGGGACGAGGAAGACCTGTTCGACCTTCAGTTCGCGCAGATCAATGACGTCACCTACATCGTGCATCCCGACTACGCCGTGCGGAAGTTGTCGCGGGTGGCGGATGACACGTGGACGCTGGCCGAAGTGTCGTTCCTGACGCCGGCGCTGCTGGACGAGAACGTGACGGCGATCACCTTGGCGGCGGGTGCCCTGACGGGCAGCGGCGTCGCCCTGGTAGCGTCGGCGGACCTGTTCGTGGCCGCGCACGTGGGGGCTTACTTTCAGCTGTCGCACGCCAGGGCGGCGAACAGCGTGGAAATCAACATCACCGGGGACGGCGACAGCGCCACGCAAAAGGCAACCGGCAACTGGAACGTCCGCACCTACGGCACGTGGTCGGCGGACGTCCTTGTGCAGCGCAGCACGGACGCCGGCGCGACGTGGGTAACGATCCGCAAGTTCACGGGCCGGTCGGATCGCAACGTGGACGCCACCGGCGTCGCCGAGGACGAGGCGCTTTACAAGATCGTGATCGCCAACTGGGCCAGCGCCACCGGGACACCCCGCGCCATCTTCGAAGTCGTGGACGCCTACGTGGACGGGCTGGTGAAGATCACGGCGGTGACGAACGCGCAGAACGCCGTCGTCACTGTGGTCAAGCCCCTCGAGGCGACGACCGCGACAGACGTGTGGCGCGAAGGCGCGTGGTCGGCCTACCGTGGCTTCCCGAAAGCGGTCACGCTGCACGAACAGCGGCTTGTCTTCGGCGGCACGGACTATCAGGCGCAAACGGTGTGGGGTTCCGTCATCGGCGACTACGAGAACTTTGCCTACGGGACGGACGACACGGACGCCTTCAGCTACACGCTCGGCGCACGCGAGCGCAACGCGATCCAGTGGCTTTCCTCGCATACCGCGCTGCTGATCGGCACGGGCGGCGGCGAGTGGGTGATGTCGTCGGGTGACGACGTGAACCCGATCAGCCCCACGAACGTCGTCGTGAAGCGGCAGACGAACTACGGCAGCAACGCCATCGGCGCGCTGCTCGTCAACTCCGTGACCCTGTTCGTGCAGCGGCAGGGCCGGCGCGTGCGGGAAATGACCTACACCCTCGAGAACGACCGCTACGACGGCGACGAACTGACCGCCCTGGCCGAACACATCACGGGCGGGGGCATCGTGCAGATGGCCTATCAGCAGCAGCGCAATTCAATCGTGTGGGCCGTGACCGCCGAAGGCGTCCTGATCGGTATGACCTACGAGCGGGCGCAGCAGGTGGAGGGCTGGCACCGGCACGTCACGGACGGCCTGTTCGAGTCCGTCGCTACGATCTATGGCAGTTCCGAGGATGAAGTGTGGATGGTCGTGAACCGCACCATCGATGGCGTGACGAAGCGTTACATCGAACGGTTCAACCCGGTGCAGTGGACGGCGAAGGAAGACGCCTTCTTTGTGGACTCCGGGCTGTCCTACGACGGCGCGCCGGCGAGCACTTTCAGCGGCCTGGATCATCTCGAGGGCAAGACGGTCAGCATCCTGGCGGACGGCGCGGTGTTCCCCGATCAGGAAGTGGTCGGCGGGGCCGTGACGCTGCCTGACTCGCAAACGGCGTCCGTTGTGCACGTCGGCCTTCCGTTCACCACGATCATCCAGCCGATGCGCTTGGACGTGGACCCCATCGTGGGCAACAGCCAGGGCCAGATTAAGCAGATCCGCGAAATCTTCTTCCGCCTGAAGGACAGCCTCGGGCTGCGCTACGGCGACGGGACGCGGACCTACAACCTGTCGTTCCGTTCGACGGACGACCGCATGGACGAATCGTCCGGGCTTTACACGGGCGACAAGCTCGCCGAGTTCGAAGGGGAATTCGACTACGACACCCCCGTGATCGTGGAACAGCTTCAACCCTTGCCGCTGACGCTGCTTGCGTTAGTCATCAAATACCAAGTGACGGGCAACTGATGAACCTGCGCGAATACACCCCCGAGGATCACCCCATGCTGACGACATGGTGGAAGGCGCACGGCTTCCCGCAGCTGCCGCAGGCCATCCTGCCGAAGTTCGGCCTGATCGCCGAGCATGAGGGCAAGGCGGTCGTCGCGGCGTGGCTCTACATGGACAACAGCGTGGGCGTTTGCATGTTGGAATGGCTGACGACCAACCCCGAGACGCCGGCGAAGTTCGTCCCCACGGCGATCCGCGTGCTCGTTGATTTCATGTGGGAACGGGCGAACGCGATGGACTACGGCGTGATGCTGACGACCTGCCGTCAGCCCGCCCTGGCGCGCATCTACGAGAAAAACGGCTTTCAGCGGACAGACGACGGGGTGATTCATCTCCTTCGCTGCCGTCCGCCTCAATAACATGGCAGCCTTCACAGCACTCGCAATCGGGGCACTCGTCGTCGGGGCGGTCGGCACCGGCGTGTCGGTTTACAACCAACACACGCAGGCCAACAACGCGAAGGCGCTCGGGAGCTACAACGCCAACCTGACCGATCAGACGTCGGCCTATAACGCCCGCATCATCGAAGAGGAAGCGGCCTACAACGCGAAGCAGCTGGAAGAGACTGCCGACTACAACGCCCGCGCCACGACGGCGGCGGCGGACTACAACTACCTTCTCGCCGAGAACAACGCGCAGCTGGCCGACATGACCGGGCGCGAGAACATTCGCCGGCTGCGGATGGAGGGGAAGAAGACCCTTTCCACGCAGCAGGCGCGCTACGCGAAGGCCGGCGTCGTCGGCGACACGGGCACCCCGCTCGAGGTCATGGCCGAAACGGCTGGCCTGATCGAACTGAACGTCCTCGACAAGAAGCGGGCGGCGGATGCCGAGGCGCAGAACACCCGCACGCAGGGCGCGATGCAGCGGTATCTGGCCTACAAGGACGCCGAGGCCACCCGCTACTTCGGCGCGCAAAAGGCGTGGGCGACGCGCTACTTCGGTTCGCAGCAGGCGTATGCCACGCGCTACTTCGGGGGCCAGCAGGCCACGGCGCAGCGCATGTATGGCGACTCATCGGCGGCGGGGTATCGTGCCGCCGCCACGGGCACGCTGCTGTCCGGCACGGCGAACGCACTGGCTGCCGGTGCCACACTCGCGAAGGGGTAACTTTATGGCACGCATCCCCACACTCGCCCTTCCCGAAGCCCCGAACGTCCCGGCGTCCCAGGGCGCTCAGATGCGCCCGACGTTGCTGAACAGCCCCGCCCCCATGCAGACGGTGCCCGTGCAGGCCGTCATGCTGGACGAGGGCCGAATGAACGCCAAATACCGGGGGCTTGAGAGTGTCGGGCAGGCGCTTCAGCAGGTTGGGCAGATCGCCTTCAATTACGCGATGCGCGGGCAGGAACAGACGAACAAGGGAATCCTGGCCGGCGAAGAGAACCTTCGCATGGAGACGTCGGCGGGCATCCAGAAGGCGATGCTCGAGACGCCGGACGCACCCGAGACGTGGACGAAGGTGCGGGAATCCGCGTGGACGTCCTACGAGAAGGGCCGCGAGAAGCGCCGCGCAGAACAGGGGTGGAGTCCTCGCGTGGTCGAAGCCGATACGCGGGGGTATCAGGACTACCGCGCCCGGGCCGACACCGAATTCGGGCTGGAAGAGTCGAAGGCCCACATCCGCAAGGCGAACAGCCAGATCGAAGCGAACGCACAGCTGAAGCTGCGCGCCGGCGACTATCAGGGCTTCGTCGCGTCGATGGATCAGATGGATTTGTTTCCCGATCAGCGCGAAGCCAAGGTGCGCGCCGGGCTCGAGGAAGGCATGTATAAGACGGCGAACAACCGCCTGGACGCGATCAGCACGCTGCCGCCGAAGCAGGCCATCGCCGAGTCGAAGATGTTCATTGCCGAAATCACGGCCAAGGACGAGAAGACCGGCAGCTTCGCGAACTACGAATACCCGCGTGGCGGTCTTTCCATCGGTGGCCGCGTGAACCTTCAGTCCATCGCGCAGGCCCGCATCCGCGCCGCCGAACATCAGATGGACACCACGGGCCGGCGTCTCGTGTCGGAACTGCGCCTTGGCCGTGCGACGACCGCCGACGTGGACGCTGCCGTGAAGGCCGGCGAGATGGATCTGACGACCGCCATGGCCCTGTCCCCCGACATCGCCCTGGCGGTGCGCGAGCACGAAGACCGGCTGGCGGCGAAGGACGCCACGGCGAAGAAGGCTTTGCAGGAAGCGGCGCAGCAGCGCGATGCCAGCCTGAACCGGCTGCGGACGCAGGCGCTGGACAAGGGCACCATCGGCCTGCGCGACGTCGAACGTCAGGTGGCGCTCGGCGAGATCGCCCCGACGCAGGGCGCGCAGCTTCAGGAAGAGCTGATCCAGACGTCCCGCGCCGAGATGGCGATGACGTCGGGCGACTACAAGATGATCCAAGACAAGATTCGCGGCGGCACGGTCGCGAAGCTCTTCGGGCGGCAGCCCTCGGATGCCGAATACCGCGACATCCAGAACGCCATCATCGCGGCCAAGCTGACGAAGGAAACCCGCCTGCACCTGATGGAAGACCTGTTCACCCTGAAGCTGGCCGACATGGCGGACCTTCAGGAAGAGGGGTCGAAGGATGGGCAGTGGCTGGACCGCACGATCACCGCGCCCGAGCGCACGATGCGGAAGGGGGTCATGGACACCTACAAGCAGCTGCTGCCGGCGCTCGGCGATCAGCTGGCGGGCGATCTGCTGTTCAATCAGGAATCCCGTATCCGCGCCTTCTTCGACAGCGGGAAGGACGGCAAGCGCACGGACGGCGAGATCAAGGCGTTCCAGCAGGACGTCCTTCTGCCCGAGATCCAGAAAGCTGCCGGGTTCCAAGCGGTGAAGGACGCCTTCGACTACTGACGCCATGTCCGACGAACTCGCCCCCTTTTTCGAGTCCCGCGAAACGCGCCTTGGCCGGCTTCCTGCCGTGGCACGTTCGAAGCTCGAGGTCGCGGCCAATGCCGTGCCCACGCAGCCCGACTTCGTGGACAAGCAGTTCGTGAGCTTGTGGCTGGCCCGCCGCGTCGGCCTGCCCCGCCAGGACATCTTGAGCAACTTCGACAAGATCGCGGCCCGATTTTTCGGCGACGGGACGACAGCTTCCGCCGCGTATGACCGGATCGCCGCCACCTACAAGCCTGCCGGCGCGAAGCCGGACGAGGCTGGCGCGCCTGCGGCACCGGCTGCGGAGGATGCTGAATACGCTCCGACTGATGGTCTGTCTCGCGTGGGCCAGGGCTTCTTCGGGCAGATGCGCGATATGGTCACGCAGTCGGGCCGGTCGTTCGGCGGCGGCTTCGAAGGATTCGGACAGCAGGTTCCGGCTGGCTTATACTCGCAGGCTGCGGCGATAACGGGCGCGCCGGCGCTGCCGACGCCGATGGCGAACCCGGAGTATGCCGCGCTGTGGAAGCAGAACGAGCGGATGATGAACCCGTATCAGTTCACGCAGATGTCGGACAGCGAGCCGAACATGCTCGGCGGCGCGCACGTGGACATCGTGACCGCCGACCCGCTGTTCAAGAGCAATCAGCAGCGGATGACGGAACTCGTGCGCGAGATGGACACGGACTACCGCGCCAAGTGGAAGGCGTGGTCGGATTCGCAGCTTGGCGACGTGTCGAAGGAATACCGTCGCCTGTCGGACTTTTGGTATAAGTTGAGCGACGGCGCGATGGACCGCTGGAACGTCACCCCGGAGTTCCGACAGACGACCATCGGGCAGTTCATGCAGTCGGCTGGCAGCGTGCCGGCGACGGCAGCCCTGGCGGCGATGGGGCCGGGCGGGTGGGTGGGCATGGAATCGTCGTTCTACGCGCAGGTGGAAGGCGAGCGGCGCGACGCGGAAGGCGCGGCCTACAACCCGGACGCGGCCCTGCCGGCGAACCTGATGTCCGCCGTCCCGCAGATGGTTCTCGAGCGCGCCCTTGGCGTCGAACGCCTGATGAACGGGGTGCTGAAGGACATGCCGAAGATGGCCGGCAAGGTGCGGTTTGGTGACTTCGCGAAGATCGTGGCCCGGCAGTCGCTGACGTCCGCCGTGGAAGAGGCCGTGGAAAACCCCGCGCAAGGCGCGTGGAACGACTACATGGCGTCCCTGACCTACGACACGAAGCGGGAAGTGCTGACCGGCGAGGGCGCAAAGAAGCGCCTCGTGGAAGGCGTGTCCGGCTTCATCCTCGGCGGGTTCTTCGGTGGCGTGGTCGGCGGCGCTGGCACCGTCGATCAGAACAACCGGGTGAACGCGGGGCAGGAATACCTGACCACGAAGGACGGGCAGGTGTATGCCGCTGAAGATTTCAACGTGCTGCGCGCCGTGAAGACGGATCAGCAGATCCTGAACGCTGCGCCCGACCCGGAGACGGGCCGCGTGCTGCTGGCGGCGGCGAACGGCGACAAGGCGGCGCAGGCCGACTACAACAACCGCACCCTGGCAAAGCTCTTCGTGAAGACGGAAGGCGAGGAAGTCGGCGGGCTGGCGCTCGGGCAGGTGAACGGCGTGCCGGTCGTGAAGATGGCGGACGGGATGATCGTGCCGCTGGACATGACCGTGGCCGAAGACCGCAGCTTCGTGGCAAACATGAAGAAGGAGATCGCCCGGCAGGTGGCCCTGACGGAGACGGTGGACTTCCTTTCGAAGACCCTCGAGCCGGGCCGCACGGTCGAAGTCAGCCAGGAAGCGAAGACCCTTCAGGATTTCATCAGCGAGGCGAAGCTGAACGTGGACGAGGCCACGCAGCGGATCGGCATCGCGAACGACGTGAACGTGGCGAACCTGCCCGAAGGCGTGAAGCCCGAGGACGTCGCCGTGCTTGGCGCGAACGTCGCCGAGTATCAGCAGGGCGTCTATCGCGACGTGTCGCACATTTACGCGGGGGGCACGGCCCTGACCGCCGTGGAAGAGGTGGCCGAAGGCTACATCAAGAAGCGGCTGGCCGTGGGCGACGTGGCGGAAAGCCTGATCGCCGAGTGGCGCGCTGCCTACGAGACGGCGACCGGCACGAAGACCACGACCACGGGCAAGGCGTCGGATGTCGAATGGTTCAGCAAGCGCGTCGTGGACTACGCCGTGGCGAACCGCAAAGCCGAGGGGATGCCGAAGGCGCTGAACGGCTTTTTCCGCACGCTCGGCGAGCATCTGAAGACGGTGTTCCGCATGTCGCAGCGGCTGATGAAGCTGAAGCGCGACGGGAAGCTGGACGCGAACTTCGAGAATCACCTGAAGGCGGCGCTCGGGATGATCGCCCCCGGTCAGGTCACGGCTGCCGCCGATCAGGAAGCCCGGCTGGCCCGGATGCGCGAACTCGAGGACGCCTTTGCCACGGGCAAGCCGGACGCGGCGGCGCGAGAGTCGATGGCCGAATACGAGATGCTGAAGGCGCGGCTCGCCGAGGAAGCCACCCGCACGGACGAGGCCATTGCTGCCGCGCAGCGCGAGAGCGAACCGGCTTTTGGCGTGACGGCGCAGATGTCCGCTCAGGCGCAGAGCATGGTCGATAGGGCAGGCGGCTACGATGACCTGTCGTTCAGCCTGTCGGCGATGCCGGACGGCCAACTGATCGCCGTGCACAACACGACCGTGGACAAGGTGCGCCAGATCGCGGAACTCGGCGGCATGGCTGTCCCGTCCGTTGCCATTATCCGCCCGGGCGTGTCGAACTTTACGTCCTTCGGGGACATCACCATCGTGCTGCCGCCGTCCATGGTGAACCCGCGCATGGAAAGCGCCGCCCGGGTGTTCAACGCCGACGTGTATTCGCCGCGATTCCCGCAGAACGTCCGCCACAAGGTCAGCATGGTGGAACTGCGGAAGGCGTGGAAGGGGTTGTCAGCAGCCAGCAACGAACTCGGCAACGTGCTTTCGTCTGAACTGGACGAAGACGCGGTAGAGAAGGATGGCATCGACACTTTCCTGCAATCGTCCGCCGTCGCCCTGGCCTTCCTGAAGTCGAAGGGCATCAAGCCGGACATCCGCTTTCAGAAGACGAGCGCGGTTCCCCCGGAACTGCTGGCCTTCGAGGGGACGCGGTGGGAGATCGCCGACAACCCGAAGTTTCAGGAAGCGGCCACGGCCTACATGCGCGATCAGGTGAAGGGTCTATCCCGGGCGGATCAGGCTGCCTTCTTCTCGAAGGGCAAGCTGCTGCCCCGGATCGTGGCAGACCTGGCTGAATCCGTCATCCTGACGAAGAACCCCCGGGTGGACCGCTACGCCAGCCGCGAGGCGATGATGGGACAGATCACGAGCGCGAACCTGAACGAACCTTTCCGCGAGT